CCTCGCTCTAAAAGATTTTCTTCGAGCTGGGTCATCTCTCTTAATACTTAATCCAGTTGTATCACCAAATGAAACTTTAATAACTTTACCAGCTTCATTCTTTACATATACATAAAACTTTTTACTGCCGCCTCGTATAGGGTCGTTTAATTTTACTTTTTTACCTTGATATTCTGACTCATAAATGCCTTCAGCTTCATGCTCAAAGATACATTCTTCACACTTTGTATCAATATCTTGGAATTCTTTAAATGTTTTAACTTGCATAGTTGTACCAATTTCTTTTCTAATTTCTTCTTTAAGTCTGCCGTGTTTTAATTTAAATTGTTCATTATTTAAGTGAGTTAAATATCTAGCAAACTCTTTAATTCTACTTTCAACGATATTATCACTTCTATCCACTAATTTATGAATCATTTTATTGTAAGTTTCATCTAACTTACTTTTCCATTCCTCACCATATCGTTCCTTATATTTATCAATAGTTTCATCGCTACTCATCCATTCTTCTATATCTTTTAATTCAACTGATTTAATCATTGTACTAATCTTTCTATCAGAAACTTGTTTATTATTATTTTCAGGTTTACTTGGTTTATAAGTAGATCCTTGATAATTAGAGTCATATTGAGGTTCACCTGGTGTGATTTTTGCATTTGCTAAAGCATAATCGTGTCCTATATCATAGGCCTCTGGCATTCCTGTATGAATACCCATATTCATTTTTTCAGTTTCTTCTTTATCTTTTGGTAGTTTTAACTCACCATACATTTGTTTAAAACGTTTAGTGTGTTTACTAGGTTTTGTTTTGGCTTTCTTATCAGCAGGAGATTGCTTATAAGCACTTTTATCGCTGTCTGATTTCTTGCCTTGTTTTTCTAAATGTCTGTGATGTGCTTTTTTATCTTTATCACTTAAACCTGCAACATATTTTTTAGGTTCGTTTACATCTTTGTCGTATTTCAATTTCTTTGCTCTTTCCTCTAACTTAACAGGATAAACAGGAGTTTCAATTATATCATACAACCACGATTTATGTAATTTCATATTTGCGTCTTCTAGCGTTACGTAATTTGTTCCTCTTCTTACAATAATACCTGTAATACTATTACTTACATCATCAACAATATCGCCAATTTCATATAAGTGTTCGGTTAGGTATTTGTCCCTTAATAACATATTATCTAAATCTTCTTTTGTAGAAGCAGTTATAAAAGGTTTAAATCTTAATACACCTGCACCAGCATCTGGATTAACTGATGCTGCTAAGTTCATTCCTTTTCTTAAATTTTTAAATAAATCTTGTGCACCAGTTGTTCTAGCAAAACTACTTGGTAATCCTTTTTTAAAAGATTCAAAATCGTCTTTTTTAGCAGCTGCTCTCATTTTACTTGCTGACATTCCAGTAGCGCCTTCAGCGTCTGGATCTCTTTCACCAGCTGACACAATATTAATTCTGTCAAAATTGTAGTAACCGTGTCTGCTTTTTATATCATTGTATCTTTTCAATGTAGTTTCAAACTCTCTTACTCTATCTGAGCCTACAACCATTGTAATTTCTGTAGCACTTTTTTTGTATAAGTCTGTTACAATATCAAAAACTCTATTTGAAGGACTTGCCACAATATGGCTTGAGTGTCTAGGAAACATTCGTTTCATAGTTGCTACTTTCATTCTGTATGATAAAGGATTTTTATCAGAGTCTTCTGATCTACTTAAAAATACAAAATAATTATCTGCTCCAACAGTAGCAAGTTTGTTTAAAAGTTTTTCGTGGCCTATTGTAGGTGGATTAAATCGGCCAAAGGTAAACGCTATATGTCTACCCTTGGCCTCTTTTATTTTAGATAATGATTTCAGTTCGTCTGGAGATATTTTACCGTCATCCATAATGTCTTTCAAATGTTTAAAGAATTTGAGATAATGATACTTCTCTAACATTTTATAAATGACATTTTTGGGAAGTCGGTTCTTTACTCCAAACTTTCTGATTTCGTCTGGTGACATATCTGTACTAAAAGCATCCTTTCGGTCTGCAATAGTTTTGTCACCAATATCAATTAGAGTGTTAATAGAAGATTTAATTTCGTCTAACTTTTTAGAAACTAAACTTGACAAGTTCTTTATGTCATCACCTGTTAAGTCTTTTAGTTCCTCATAATCAATCATATCTCTTACAAGTTCACCTTTAACAACATCTATTTCAGAAACACGCTTCTGAAAATCCGTAACGTATTTTTCAGGTTCAAAGGTGTCAGGTTCTGGTTTTTTGATCCACTTGTTAGAGTCGATATCAAAAGTACCATCAGCCATGTCCCTTGCCTTATTAAATGTTACAGGATCTATGATGGAAAAGTAGTTGATAGGATGCTGTGTGCCTGATATATTTTTACCATTTATCTGTCCTTGATATTCTCTAATCTCATCATGTACCTTTTCTTGTTCTTCTTTTGAACCAGGTATATCAAATAAGATATTAATGTCAAGGTCGGCGTCAGCCCTATAGTGTTTTGTTAATATACTACCAATTAGTGTATATTTAACTACTTTACCAAATTTTTCAAATGTCTTTATGCCATCTAATGCTAATTTTTTTACTGATGGCTTTAATACTGGATTAGGAGTATCTGCTTTATCAAATACACCTTTTGCATACGTTTGTCTTGGTATGTCTATTATAGATTCTCTTATAAAATCTTTAAATCTCATATTCGTTTTCTAGCCTGTAATTCTTTTTTCATCCATTGTTTTGCAATATAATTTTCTACTGGATTTCTTAAAAATCTTCTTACTACTTTACCCATTCTATTCATGGTTAATGTAACTAATTCTAAATCTGATTTGTTATTATCAACAACTAAAAAACTACTCATACCAAATAGTCTTTGAAACTTACCAATGTTATTTTGTACACTTTTCCAACTCGACTTTGTAATGTATTCAGGTATACTTCTTTCACGTCTAGCATTTCTTGCTAAGGCCACATCTAAAGTTGTATTTACAAATATCATATAACAATCATAACCCATTTGTTTTAGCATATTGTGTTGTCTAGCAATCGTATCATAATCTCTTGCTGTACTATCAATAACTAAACCTAAACGCCCTTCTACATATTTATCTAACTGTGAGATAGCAGTTCTCTTTGCAGCCTTTCTTAAAATATCTCTAAAGTATGTTTCTTCGTCTGGCATATTTAAAGATAGATTTCCTTTTTTTAAATTTCTTTCAAAAGCAGGATCTGAATTTACAACTTTTAATCCAGTACCAGAAAACGTACTTTGAGTTACAAATGTTTTACCTGAACCTGGTCCACCAGCAAGAAAGAACGCTTTAAATATACCTGGGTCGTAAATACCTTCCGATAAATGTTGTATAAAACTATTTACTTTCATTTTCTATTCTCTTAATAATTTCGTTAGCAGTTTCTTCAGGTGTGCCACCCTCAGCATTTATAGAAATAAACCCTGGTTTCTTTTTTAAATATTCTATTACAGGACCTGTTTCTTTTTTATATAATTCTATTCTGTTACCTATAATCTCTTCCGTATCATCTGCACGACCTCTTGCAAGTAATCTTCTCATTACTTCTTCAGTACTAACATCTAAAAATACAGCGTAGTCATATCCTATTTCTGCCTTTTCCATATCTTGTACTTGTTGCATATATCTTGGCCATCCGTCTAATACATAACCATTAGGACTTTCATCAACTTTTTTACTAATCAAATCTAATACTATCTCGTTAGGAACAAACTCACCTTTTGATACTATATCTTTTGCAATCTGTCCTATTTCTGTACCTTTTTCAATTTCTTTTCTTAACATACCACCTGGATAGATATGTCTAATATTAAAGTGTTTAATTAAGTATTCTGTGTATGTTGATTTACCTGAACCAGGTCCACCTAACATAACAATTCTCATTCTACCTAATTGTTCAAATATAAAATCTCTAAAACTTTTCATTATCCTTTAATCCAATTTTTTGCTAAAGTAAAGTTTGCGGTACTAAACTCTAGTCTATCTACTAATTTTACTGCGTTACCCATTCTATCTACAGCAACATAACCTTCTGGATTTGTTACTTCAAATCCATTACCTTTTTGTAAGAAAGTACCTATTGATTTAATTTGATTCATTTTATTGACTAAAAAGTTTTTAACTCTTTGTAAAGTTACATAACTTGCAATCGCAAAATATATTTCATTATCATATCTGTCAATAAATTTTAAACCATCACCTCTTATTGTTTTGTATTTACTTTTTGCAGCTTCTGTTTTTTTACTTGACATCTCATCATCTAAAACAGTAGCATAATATTTTTTAAAATCTGTTTGTAATTTTTTAATGTTACTTATTGTTTGACCTTCTCGTATCCTTGTGTTAAAAAATATTTTTAATCTTGCACCAACCGATAACATATTTTGTTGTCTTTGTAATAAATTTAAAATTCTTTTACCTTTTGAAATTGATCCCATTGCCATTCTTAACATATTATCATACTGTTCACTTTCAGCAGTTGTAAATGTAGCAACACCAGATGAGTCTTTATAACTTGCGTCATCAAAAAATACTGATGGTGTCTTTGTAAAACGATTTACATTGACACCAAAAGTTGCTTTTAAATCTGACATTTTTCTTCCTGTGTAAGTAGTGTGGAAAATAATGCCTAATTTTGATTTTTTGATTTTTTTAGCAAGTTCAGTATTTTCTGGTACAGCATATGTTATAGTGTTTGGTGTAAATGAAATAGCGTCTTCACCTCTTATAGATACCGACTTAATATCGCCAGGTGTAAACAACAAGTCACCTTGTACTACACCTTTTATATCAAGTTTAGGAAGTTCTTTTAAACAGGCTGATAGTTTAGCTACTAAACCACCAGAGTGGTTTTTTCGTATATCCGCTTGTGTGTAATTGATTTTAGGAGTTACGTTGAATACAGATTTTGATCCAACAAAGAATTTGCCATTTTCAGGATTAATACCACAGAATACTGCTGGTGCACCGTCCCATTTAACGGATACATTTAATTTTTTACGAGATGAACCTGTGAGCATATTTCTTAATGATTTAAGAAATTCTACTGCGTTAAGGCCACCTTGGTATCCATCGTTTATTATAGAATCCTCGATGTGTTCCAAATGAGTATTTTTTGACTCATTTAAATATTGTTTAAAACTGTACATTTATCTCCCACTATACCCATTGTATCAAAAAATTACGCCTTTGTCAAGCGAAAAATCACTTTATTCCATTAATAAATCACTACTTACTAGACTATTTATAACTAATATAACTTACCAAACGGTCCAAACGGGAAGACTTTACGGCCTATTTTCTGACATAAAAATATTAAATCTGTCATATATTCGTGTACATTGTCAGCAGATTTAAAAGATGAGATTAAATGTAAGAATGATAATTGCATAAGTTTTGAATTAGCAATCCATGGCGATTGACCATCAAATGCAATTTGCATATTTTTAATAAAATCTTTAGGCATAATTTTTGTTTCTACAGGCACCTTTTTACTACTAATAAAGTTTTTTAACATTTCTTCATACATGGTTTTATATTTTTCAGATTGTTTTGCAAAGTCTTTACCGTTAGTAGGAAAAGTCTTAGCGTCATTCATAAATTTTGAATTATAAGGTTTACCACTAGTTAGTTTAGCAACTAAAGCCAAAGGCGCTTTACCTAATCTAGCAGCTTCTCCTTTACCTGTACCTTCTATTTTTAAATTAGATAATTTAGATGTTGTGTTACCTTTAACTTGAAATTTTGCTATTTCAGTACCTCTTATACCTAACGTTAAAACAGAATCTTGTGTTGAGAAATTAGCACTTTTATTTTTACCATATGTGCTTAAATCAAATTTAATTTTTAAAAGTTTATAGTCAAACTCACCTGTTTTATTTTCTACTGCTTTAAAAAATTTATCATCAAGGTTTACTTCTTGGTATTTTGCTTGTTGTCCCGATATTAGTTTTAAAGAAAGACCTACAACTTTTCTTTGGTTATACAAGTTTCTCATTATAGAGTTTAGTTCTTCAATAGTTTGTGTACCTTTAGGGCCATCTATTTCTTTAAGTATAATTTTCCTATTAACTTCTTTTTTGTCTATCAGCCATATATCAGCAGGATTATATGAGTCTTTTTGTGATATGCCAAAATATTCTTTTATGGTTTTCATAAACCACATCATAAAACCATCTTTACTATCTCTATCAAAAACAGTAAACTTAGCATTAGAAAATTCATTTAAAATTTTATTATGTTGTTTATAAAATGTTTCAAACCAATTTTGTTCTACTTTTTGTGAGAATGGAAGAGTATAATTAAATAATTGTTTTTTATCTTGTACAAATATTTCTTTTAATCCTTTTACGGTGTCTTTATCTTTAACTATGTCTTGTGCTGAATTAAAACGTTTGTTTTTTACAAATGATTGATTACAGATAAAGGCGGTTGCCTTTTCTTGCATGGCTGTAAATACAGCTTCTTGTACCTTTATATCATTTAGTTTTGCCATACATATATTTATATATGTCTATCGGCCAGTTCTTTGTGTACTTGTTATAAGGTTGTAGTTAGATTTGCCTTTATCTAATACTTTTTCTTTTTCACCTCTACAATCAAAAAATGGTGGAAAACCAAAGATACCAAATGTCTTATTGTTATTTTGAAACTTGACAAGTTCTTTTACATCTTCTTCAAAGAAAGACTCTTTTATTACTAGCTTACTTGGCATTTCTACTGCACGCCAAAGTATTTCATTTTTTACTTTTACCATTTCTGTTTTGTAATATATTGATGGTTTTCTTTTTTTTGCCTGATTGTGTTGTTTATTTTTGTTTCTCATACTTTAAATCCTGAAAACTTATCGTAAGCGTCAGCAGGTTGTGGGCCTGTTGGACTTTCAAGTTTTTCTTTTGTTTCTTGGTTACTATCTACAATCTGTTGAGCAGATTGTTCTACATCATACAATCTCATTCTACTTCTATCAATACCAATTATAAATGCACGATTAACAGCAGGATCATTATAACGATTTTTTAATTGTTTTACTTTAATCTGATTTAATTCTTCAAGTTCTTCATTAGATATTAAAGCAAACATAAAGTCAGCAGTTGCAGGAAGACCAAAACTTTCTGATGTATCTTCAAGCCCTACGTCACTTGATAAATAACCAGTTCTTGTTGTTTGTGTAGCCGATACAATAGGGACATTATATTGAACAGCAAGTCCTCTTAATTCTTCAGCGATAGATTTAATCATAGTATAGGAGTTAATATTACCGCCTTTAAAACGACTACTAGTACATATATTTAAATAGTCAATGAATAGTATATCAGGTTTAAATGATTTCTTTAATGCAAGTTCATCAATCAATCCTTTAAAATGACCACTATGAGCAGACGCAGTAGGATATTCTTTAATAATTAATTGACCATTTACTTTGTTTTGTAATTTAGAAATTTTATTGTCGTAAACTTCTTTAGGCATTTCATAAAGATCATCTATTGTTACATCTAATAAGTTAGCATCAATTCTTTCAGCAATTCTTTCTTCAGCCATCTCTAAAGTAATATACAATACATTTCGGCCTTGACTTATCATGCTAGCAGCAACATGACACATAAACAAAGATTTACCAACACCTGTACCTGCAAGTGCTATATTTAAAGTTTTAGGTGGTAGCCCGCCTTTTGTAATACGATTGAAATAATTTAAATCAAACTTTAATCGTTCTTCAGTTCTATGGTAATATTCAAATCGGTCATCTGTTTGATTTAGATAATCATGCCCTATGTGTCTATCAAACGAAACACCAAGCGCCTCAGACAATATGCCTGGTATTGCCTCTGGTGTATGTTTATCGTCTTTACCATCTATAATCTTAATACCTTTCAGTACAGCATTATATACAGCACGATCTTTACAAAATTTTTCAGTTGTATCTAACAACCATTGTTGTTCAACTTCTTCATGTTGTAAACTATTTAATAGTGATTTTGTATTTTTATATTCTTCTTCGGTTAAAGATTTTAGGTTAGACAATTCAATTGTAATTGCCTCTTTTGTAGGAAGATTATTATATTTTGTAACAAAATTATTTACAACATTAAATAAAGTTACTTCATCTCTATTTCTAAAAAAATCTTCTTTTAAAAAAGGAATAACTTTTCGAGTAAATTCTTCGTTATATATTAGATTTGCTAATAATGTATTTTCAAACTTATCACTTAAACTGGACTTTTCCATTCTCTAATTGCTTCTCCATTACCTCTATTAATATATCACCAATGTAATTCCTAAATTCTGTTGTGGTGGTGTCAACGTCATTAGGGTTCTTTTTAATATCATAAGTAAATTTTAAAGGTAACTGTCCATTAACATTTTCTTCGGAAGCAAATTGAACATTTGTATAAGCAAATATTATATCATTATATGGTGCTTCTGTCAACTTAACACAACTGTAATCGTCAACATCTCTTTGAGCAAAAACGTATTTCTTTTTATTCTGCTCCATAAAGGAATTCTTTTTTGGCTGCTTCGTCAATCTGAGCGAGAATATCTTTAGTAAAGAATTTATCAGGTTCGTTATTAATTGTTTTAGCATACTGTTTTGATCCATCTGGTAGTTCTATTCTAGTAGAAACAGATTTAAATATATTGTGTTTAATGGCAAGGTCTAATAAACCATAATACTTGTCAAGGCCATCTTTATATGTTAATCTAACATCTATTAAAGCATTTTCTTTTGTTAACCTTGACTTGTAATTTTTACAATGAATTATGTTACCAATAACTTCTTTTCCGTCTTTTTCTTTTCTTTTAGAAAGATATATAATATTACTTGCAGCGTATTTAAGGCCTGAACCACCGCCCATTTCTTTTTGAGGAAACATTGAACCAATAACATCATATGTGTGATTGGTCATAATCATAGGTACTTTTGCTTTACCAAGTTTTAAAGTCAATACTCTAAATGCGGCCTTGACAATTTGACTTCTTGTCATATCTCTAGTTTCTTTACCTTCGGCAGTATCTTCCATCTCTTTTGTAGTAGATAACATTCCTAAACTATCTAATACAAACATAATGGGTTTTCTTATTTTTTCGTCTTGTTCTATATATTTGTCAATTACTTTTATTGATTGATGTCTAAATTCTTGTACTGTAGCAACTGGTACTATCACCATTCTTTTACTATCTATACCACGAGTTTCAATTAAATCTCTTGTTAACGCACTTTCTGATTCAAAATAAATCACACCTGCGTCTTTATTTTTTTCTAAAAATGCTTTTACTATTCCTAATGCAAAGAAAGTTTTACCTGTTGCAGCTTCACCTGCAATTGCTGTTATTTTGTTTGATGGCATACCACCAAAGATTGAACCAGATAGTAAAGCGTTAAGGGCATGTGAACCTGTATCTATAAAACTATCTACATCGCCTGCTTCTACACCCTCACTTACTAGGGTTGCATATTCATTACCTGTTTCTTTAATTATTTCTTTTAAAAAGTCACTCATTCATTGTCTCCTTATTATGTCTTTATTATATCAAAATTCTTTTACTTTGTCAAGCTTGTTTGAATCGGGTTTACCTTCCCAATCAAATCTATATTTTTCATCTTTAGGTATCCAACCTTTTATAGGTTTTTCGTAATCATTATTTGTCATTTTTGTCCAAATGCGATCAAACATTTCATTTGTATCAATTGATCCATATTGAGAATTGATACTATATTGTACACGTTCTAATCTTTTTTCTAACACTTCCTTATTATATTCTAGTAGTCTTTGATAATCCCAATATTCTTTAAGGTCTGTGTAAGATTGTTTTGAAATGGCCATATTCATATTTATTTAAAATAAAGTTGCTCTTCTACTATGTCTAAAGTAATCTAATTTTTCTTTTGAAAAGCACCAAACGTTTTCAATATATATTCTGTTCATAAACTCTGCCTTTTCTTCTTCACTTTCAAATAGTTTATCCGATTTAGGTCTTTGCATTATTCTCATTCCTATTTGACCAACAAAGTGTTCTTTTAAACTATCAACAAGTTCATCACTACTATAATACCTTTTGTTTTTTATATTGGGATCCATAATGTTAATAAACATATGTTTTGATCTTTCAAAAGCCTTGTGAGATACAGGTAAATAAAAATCATCACGCCATTTAGAATACTCATTGAATTTAAACCACGATTGATTTTCTTGTTTTTCACCACCTTCGTTATATCTTTCTGTAGAAAAGTAT